AAAATGCCGGGCTGGTCGATAGGTTTACCTGCCAAAGAGTGCAAGACAGGCGGCAAGCTCCAGAAGGTTCAGGGCTCAGTATGTTACGACTGCTACGCTCTAAAAGGTTGTTACGTGTTCAAGGTTGTTCAGGATGCACAATACCGGAGACTGGCAGCTATCAAGAGCTCGCAATGGGTTGAGGCAATGGCTCACCTGATCAACAGTAAGAAGCCCGATGTCTTCAGGTGGCATGACAGCGGAGACGTCCAGGATCTGGACCACTTACAAAAGATTTACAAAGTCTGTAACCTGACGCCAGCAAAGCGTCATTGGCTCCCGACTCGAGAAGCTTGGATAAAGGATCACCTTACAGACAAGCCCAACAATTTAGTCATACGATTTAGCGCCCCGATGGTGAACCAGCGGGCGCCTGAGTCGTGGCCCAATAGCTCAAGTGTTATCACTAAAGACCAGCCCTGGTTTGGTGCAACGTCTCGAGCTTGCCCAGCGCCAAAACAAAACAATGAATGTAAAGATTGTCGAGCGTGTTGGGATCCTGAAATAAAAAATATATCTTACTGGGCTCATTGAAATGTTTAGACATCCAAAGTATTATAAAGAATTACGAAAGCTACGTAATAAAGAGCTCCAGGCAGCAACACGTGACCTAGCAGGAGCTCAGTCGGACCAGGCAATTAGCGATTCAACGGCGACGGCCAACGATAGCGTTCGT